ACGATAGATGACATCATAAAAAATACAGAAGATAAAATATTTCAAGAGGTAGAGTTTGATAATTTTAGAAAAACAGCTACTTTAACTTTTACAGCAGGGACTAAGACAATAGCAACACCATCTGATTATGTTTTATCTTTTAGTTTTGCTGTTATAGATTCAAGCTCTGACTATCATTATCTAGATAAAAAACATCCGTCATTTATACAAGAATATGACGTAGATCCAGCAGATTCTACTAAAAGAGCTTTACCTAAATATTATGCTGTTAAAGAAAAAGGTTTAAGTTCATCTACTTTGGTTGTAGCACCTGTGCCTGATGCGAACTACAGCGCAGAGCTAAACTATCTGTTCAAACCTAATTCCTTAGTGACAGATACAACTGGCACTTGGTTATCAAATAATGCTAGAAACCTACTTTTATACGGTTGTCTTTTAGAAGGCTATACCTTTATGAAAGGCGATCCTGATATGTTTCAAGTATACGAAGCAAGATATCAACAAGAACTTGCAAGGCTTAAAAATAGAGCTGAGGGTAGAAGTAGAAGAGATGAATACCGTTATGACTCTCTTAGAAAGCCTGTAACTTAATGATCCCAATAAAAGAATTAGAAGGCAAACATGTTGCCATAGTAGGACTAGGAGCTAGTTGGCAAGACTACAATATTGCTAAAAGTCATGGTGTACAGTTTGATGAAGTTTGGGCTATCAACGCTGTTTCTTCTGTTATTATTCACGATAGAGTCTTTATGATGGACCCAGCATCTAGGTTCTTAGATACAGATGACGCTGGTCAACAAACTGAAGGTATGAAACAAGTTTTGTTAAAACACCAAGGCCCTATTTATTCTTGTGAGCTAGATGATAGATGTCCAGGACTCGTGGAATATCCTATAAATGAAGTTATGAAAGCAGGTAAATCTGCTTATCTAAACAATACAGTAGCTTATGCGGTTGCTTTTGCTTATTGGTGTAAAGTAGGGAAACTATCTTTATTCGGCGTAGATTACAGTTATAAGGGTAATTTACACTTTGCCGAGCAGGGTAGAGGGTGTGTAGAATATTGGCTCTCTAAACTCGAATCTGTAGGTGTTAGTATAGGTATTGCTAGATCATCTTCTTTACTTGATCAGAATGAAGCTGCAGAAGATAAATTATACGGATATCACAGGTTAGATGATCCTATGGTAATATTACAAAATAACGCTGGTGACTATAGGGCTATGCGTAGAAGCGAATATAGGCAAAGAGCTGTACCAGAGCCTGAGCCACAAAAATTTGTAGCAGGCAGACAAGACCCACCAGAGCCGAAAAAATGGTAAGATAAATTATGGCTATCACATCAACGCTTTGCACTTCGTTCAAACAAGAGTTATTGCAAGGTGTACATAATTTTAATAAAGCAAGTTCACCTGATACCTTTAAATTAGCTTTATACTCCAGTACAGCTTCTCTAGACGCTAGCACAACAGCATTTACTACTAGTGGCGAAGTGACAGGTACAAACTACACTTCAGGTGGTGCAACTCTAACACTAAAAACAGGTACACCTACAACAGATGGCACTACAGCAGTTGTCGACTTTGATCCCCTCACGTTTTCGAATGTCACCTTAACAGCTGCTGGAGCTTTAATTTATAACGCATCAGACAGCAATAAAGCAGTTTGTGTGATTAGTTTTGGTAAAGATGTTAGTGCTTCAGCTAGCAATCTGACTATTACCTTTCCTTCAACAGGAGCTTCCAATTCTATAATTAGGTTGGCATAATACTGATATGGCTAGTTTTAACAACGATTTAAGACTCAAAGAAATAAATACTGGTGCTGAATCTGGTACTTGGGGCACATCAACTAACACAAACCTATCATTAGTAGCTGAAGCTTTTAGTTTTGGTACAGAAGCTATCACCACTAATGCTAATACACACACCACTACAATAGCAGACGGTTCTACTGATCCAGGCAGATCTTTATACTTAAAATATACAGGTGCTTTGGATAGTGATTGTACAATTACTTTAGCTCCAAATACGGTCAGCAAAGTATGGTTTATTGAGAACGCTACAACGGATTCAGGTAGTGGAGGCCCATACAATATAATAATAAGTCAAGGTTCAGGATCTAACGTCACTATACCTAACGGTTCAGTTATGGCCGTCTATTCCGATGGCGGTGGTAGTTCTGCTAATATAGTTTCAGTTTTAACAGATATAGTCTTAACAGATTCCGTAAAAATTACAGGGACTACACCAACTTTAACAATAGGAGATGGTGGCGAAGAAGATACAAAAGTAGTATTCGACGGTAATGCTAAAGACTTTTATGTAGGTTTGGATGACACATCAGATAAATTAGTAATGGGTGTAGGCTCTACTGTGGGAACTAACAGCATATTGTCTCTTACAGATGATACGGTAACTATAGGAGATGGGGCAGCGGTAGATTCTAAAATAGTATTTGATGGTAATGCTGTAGATTATTATATGGGATTAGATGATTCTTCCGATCAATTAATTATAGGAAGAGAAAGTACCGTCGGCTCTTTGAAAGGAATAGTAGTTAATACTAATTGTGCAAGTAATATACTAACAATAGGTGGCTCATATAGCTTAGAATCACGAAGCGCAGATGGTGGAGTGATAGGACATTTTCTTGCAGAAACTGCAGAAGCGCTTATTAGAACAGACACATTAGGTGATAATCCAGTTGATTTTGGTTCAGACACATCAGGAAATTTTGTAGTTAAAACAGGATCAACTCCAACAAAAAGGTTTTCAATATCAGATAACTCTACAGGGGATGTCAATTTACATACTGGTGGTTTATTCTTTGATACAGCTGATGCAGGTATTTATTTAAGGTCAGCAAATAATACAGAATACAAGATTACAGTCAGCAACGCTGGCGCCTTGGTAGTTACCGCAACTTAATATATAATCTAGTTCAATAGGAGAAGAACTATGGACGAAAAACAATTTTTAATAACAGCGTTACAATTAATTGATGTCTCACTCGCAAGAGGAGCTATCAGGGGTGAAGAAGTAAAAATAGTATCTCAATTAAGAGATTACATCGGAACTTCTTTACAGAAGTATCAACAGCAGATTGCCGAGCCAGTAGAAACCCTGGCGCAAGAAGCCGAAGTCGAAGAGGTTGAAGAGGAGACTGAAGACTGATGGAATATATTATGATCCTAGTCTTAGTGGGTATTATAGGATACTTATGGGTATCTAAAAATAAACCAGAGTGGCTAGAAAAATTTAAAAAGTAAGTGGCAAGAAAAACAGCAGCAGATGTCCATCTGGAACTATCTGTTCATCAAAAAGAGAGCGAAGAGAGATGGAAAACTGTTTTCAATAAATTTGTTGATATAGAGCTTGAGCTGAAAGAGCTTCAACAAAAAGTCTCAGGGGGTCTGACTACACTCATAGTTTTATTAGTAGGTTTAATATGTAGTGTAGTCGCCTTACTTTTAGAAGGTATTATCTTATGACAACAGAAACACTAGAACAAAAGGTTAGTCACCTGTTAAGACTACATGAAGGGTTTGTCTCACATGCTTATGAAGATTCAACACCTGAAAAATATCTCACAATTGGATATGGCAGACTAATAGATGAAAGATTAGGAGGCGGTATATCGCAAGACGAAGCTGAATATCTCCTCAATAACGATATACAAAATTGTATTAAGATCTTGTCAGCACAAATACCAAGTTTTGGTGAGTTATCAGAAACAAGAAAAATAGTTTTAATTAATATGTATTTCAATCTAGGTAACAGGTTATTTAAATTTAGTAATATGCTATCTGCTATACACGAACAGGATTACGAAGAAGCAGCCAAACAAATGCTTGATAGTAAATGGGCCAAACAAGTTAAAGGTCGTGCTAACGAGCTAGCAAGCATGATGAAATCAGATATCTTGCACATATAATCTTATATCTAGCTTAAATACATACAACGAGATAGAATATCTTTAAGTATGGCTATACAAAAATTAAGCTTTGCCCCAGGTATAGATAGAGAAGGGACCGCATATGACTCTGAGGGCGGTTGGTTCGATTGTAATTTAGTAAGATTTAGATTCGGCAGACCTGAAAAATTTGGTGGTTGGCAAAAAATCACAACTAATACATATCTAGGGACTCCTAGAGCATTACATAATTGGATCAGCAATACAGGTGAAAAATATCTAGGTGTAGGCACACACCTTAAATATTATTTAGAATTTGGTGGGACATTTGCTGATATTACACCTATTAGAAAGACTTCTACAAACAGCATTTCTTTTGGAGCAACAAACGGTTCAAGCACAATTACTGTAACTGATAGTAATCATGGCGCAGTTGTAGGCGATTTTGTCACAATTAGCCAAGCAGTATCTTTAGGTGGTAATATAACTGCAACAGTCCTCAATACAGAACATCAAATCGTAACAGTCCCAACCGCTAATACCTACACTATATCAGTCTCAGCTACAGCTAATAGTTCTGACGCTACTTCAAATGGGGGCGGTGGTGGCGTAGATGGTGTGTATCAAATAAACGTAGGTTTAGATAATTTTGTTTCAGGAACTGGTTGGGGTGTGAATGGGTGGAATACAGGCACTTGGGGTTCTACCAACTCTTTGACATCTATCAATCAGTTACGTTTATGGTCACACGATAACTTTGGTGAAGATCTTATGATCAACGCCAGAGGGGGCTCTATTTACAGATGGGTGGAGGCTGATGGTACGGGCACAAGAGCTGTACAGTTATCAACAGTAGGTAGTGC